CTGGATAAGCGCCCGCGGCGGGCCGCCGAACGCGATAACGAGCCCAAACCCACTGGCGAGATCGGCGATCCGCCGAAAGAGCTGAAAAAGAAAGAACGCGAGATTTGGTTCGACCTCATCGCGCAAGCCCCGCCGGGTGTACTGACCAATGCGGATCGATTCCTGCTGCTTACTGCGGTCAAGCTTTACCTGAAGGTGCTCACCGGCAAGGCGAACACAAACGACTACGGCAACCTGATGCGTAGCTTGGGCAAGCTGGGTTTGAGCCCCGCGGATCGAAGCAAGGTCAAGACTCCCGCCGCGCCACCGAAAAACACCTTCTCGGATTTGGACGAGTGAGCCACGTCGAACAAGCCGCAACCTACGTCGCCGACGTTCTCTCGGGGCGCATCGTCGCCTGCCGCTGGATCAAGCTTGCCTGTCAGCGCCATCTCGATGATCTGGAACGCGCCAAGGGCGAAGTGTGGCCCTATCGCTACGACGAAAAGAAAGCCAACCGTGCCTGCAAATTCATTGAGAAGCTGCCCCACGTAAAAGGCAAATGGGCGAAAGCGGCCGACAACACCATCCATCTTGAGAACTGGCAAGCGTTCGCCATCTGCTCCATTTTCGGTTGGGTGCACAAGGAAACCGAAAAGCGCCGCTTCAACAAGGCCGATCTGTTTGTTGCTCGCAAGAACGCCAAATCAACGCTGGCCGCAGGCATTGGCCTGTACATGCTTTGCGCTGACGGCGAGCCCGGCGCCGAAATCTATGCCGGGGCATCGACCGAAGCCCAGGCCTGGAAAGTGTTCGAACCTGCCCAGCGCATGGCGAAGAACAAGCCTGAGCTGCTCGAGCACTACGACCTGACCGTCAATGCTGCAAGCATCGTCAAGGGCGATGGCAGCATCTTCCAGACGATGCCCGGCAAACCGGGCGATGGCGCCAGCCCGCAACTGGCCATCATCGACGAGTACCACGAGCACGACACCAGCGAGCAATTTGACGCCATGGAAACCGGCATGGGCGCGCGCGAGCAGCCGTTGCTGCTGGTCATCTCCACTTCCGGTTTCGACGTATCTGGGCCTTGCTACGGCGAATGGGATGCCTGCCGCGCCATGTTGGAAGGCACGATCCCCAACGACGCCTTGTTCGCGCTGATCTACACCCTCGATAGCCCCGAAGAGTGGACCACTGAAAACGGCCTGCGCAAGGCCAACCCCAACTACGGCGTCAGTGTCTTGACCGACAAGCTCCTGCAGAACCAGCACCAGGCGAAACACGACCTGCGCAAAGAAAATGCTTTCAAGGTCAAGCACTGCAACATCTGGGTGAACGCACGCGAGTCCTACATCGACATGGATGCCTGGGCCGCCGGCAATCGCGAGATCCAGCTGCAGCAGTTTCACGGCCAAGACGCCGTGCTCTCGCTTGACTTAGCCAGTCGCGAAGACATTGCCGCGCTCGAAATCGCCATTCCGCAGGAAAGCGGCGAGATCGTGCGCTTCGGCAAGTATTACCTGCCGCGCGCCACCGTCGAGAAAACGCGCAATCAGCACTACCAGCTCTGGACTAAAGCGGGCTGGATCACCGTTACCGACGGCAACATCATCAACTTCAAGCGCATCCACGACGACATTCTCGAGCTTGCGCAAGTGCTCAACGTGCTCGAGATCGTGTTCGACCCATATCAGGCGACCATGCTCATCAGCATGCTGCAGGACTCAGGACTGACTTGCGTCGAGTACAAGAACATCGTGCCGAACATGAGCGAGCCGATGAAGGAAATGGACGCCATGGTGAAAGCGCGCACGCTGTTGCACTGCGCTGATCCGGTGATGACGTGGCAGATGTCCAACTTGGTGGCCAAGATCGACGCCAAAGAGAACGTCTTCCCGCGCAAAGACAAGCCGGAGAAGAAGATCGACAGCGTGGTCGCGTTGATCATGGCGGTGGGGCGGATTATGGCGAAGCGCAATTACCGGGACGACAGCGCCGATTTCAACGAAGCCATCGCCAATCCCGTATGCCTCTGATCAGCTACCAATGGCCATTCAACGGTGCGCTCACCCGGTGGTTTCGCGGCATGTGGGTCTCGCGCCTGTCGCAGCAGTCGGGGCCGCAGGGTGTGCCGATCACCGCGCAGAGCGACTCGGGGCCGGCGGTCAACACCGATACCGCGCTTTCGATCTCGGCCGTGTGGGCATGCGTCATGCTGCTGGCCGAGACGCTCTCGACGTTGCCGCTGTTCGTCTACCGCTACGACGCCAAGCGCAATCGCGAGCTCGCCTACGAGCATCCGCTGCACGCGCTGCTGCACGACCGGCCCAATAGCTACATGACCGCGCCGGTGTTCTTCGCTTCGATGTGCATCAACTACGTGCTGCGGCATAACGCTTACGCCAAGATCATCCGCAGTCCCTACGATGCCAGCGCCGTTGCGCTCTGGCCGCTGGCCACCGATCAGGTGCAGGCCTCGGTCGTGCCCGGTGCCGGCCTCGTTTATGCGTATGAGATCGACGGCAACGTCGACATCATCGCGCAGCAAAACATGCTGCACTGGCGCGGCGTAGGCAACGGCATCACCGGGCTAGATCCGCTGCTGCACCAGGCGGACACATTGGGCGGCGCCATCCAGCAAGCCAAGGCCTCGCGCAAGATCTTCAATCGCGGCAACAAGCTCTCGGGGTTTCTGTCGATCGACCGCGTGCTCACCGCCGAGCAGCGCGCAGCGATCAAGCAGAACTTTATCGACATGCGCGAAAACCCCGACCAAACACTGCATGTGCTCGAAGCCGGCATGAAATTCGACCCAATGCAGATGACCGGCCAAGAGGCGCAGCAGACCGAGTCGTTGCGTTTCAGCGTGGAGGATATCGCGCGCGTGTTCGGCGTGCCCTCGGTGCTCATCAACGACGTTACCAAGAACACCAGTTGGGGCAGTGGTATCGAGCAAATCGTCGAGGGCTTCACCAAATTCAAGCTGCGCCCGATGCTCAAATTTCTTGAAGCCGAGATCAAGCACAGCGTGCTCACGCCGCGGGAGCGCGCGCAGTTCGATGTCGAGTTCAGCTTCGACGGTTTGCTGCGCGCCTCGGTCGGCCCGCGCTACGAGGCGTATCAAAAAGCCTTGTCCGGCATCTCCACGCCGAACGAAATCCGTCAACTGGAAAACTTGCCGCGCATCGAGGGCGGCGACACACTGTTCGTGCCCGCCAACATGGTCTCGATTGAGCGCGCGAACACTCAGCCATTGGAAAGGATGCCAAATGCAAACCAAGCTGCTATCGCTTGACGAAGCCGAGATTAAGTTCTTCGCCGACCCCAACGCGCTCATGTTTGGTGGCTACGCCAGCATCTTCAACAACCTCGATAAGGAAAACGATGTCGTGCTGCCCGGCGCGTTCGCCGACATCATCGCGGCCGGCTGGGTGCCGCAGATGTACTTCAACCATCGCAACCTCGACTTGCCGATCGGTGCCTGGAAGAGCATGGAAGAAGACCACCGCGGCCTTAAAGTCGTCGGCGAGCTAACGCGCGGCAATCACCTGGCCGAGTCGGTGCACGCCAGCATGAAGCACGGCACCATTACCGGACTGTCGATCGGCTACAAAGTGGCCCCTGGCGGCAGCGAGCGCATGGGCGCCAAGCGCATGCTGAAGAAGTTTGCTGCGCTACCCGAGATTTCCGTTGTCACATCGCCTGCCAACATGCAGGCGCGCATCGATTTGGATTCGATCAAGTCCTCTCTCGAAGAGATCGACTCGGTCGAGCATTTAGAGGCCCACCTGCGCGAAGTAGTTGGGTTCTCGAAACAGGCAGCGCTGGCTTGGATCAGCCGCGCGCGCTCTGTGCTTAGCGGGAGTGAATCACGCGAGCAGAAGGCAGAAGCAGTTCCTGTCCAACTGGCCGAACCACTGACGAAGTTGGTTCGATTCACATTTCCTGAATTTGGAGTTAAGCATGAGCGATCTATCGCAGATCCACTCGCAGATCACCGAGCTAGAGAAAAAGCTGGGTGATTTCGCCACCAAGGCAGCAGAGGAAGTCAAAAACGCCGGCAGCGTATCTGTCGAAACCAAGAATGCCGTCGATAAACTCGGCATTGAGCAGAAAGCGTTCGCCGATCGCTTGCTGTTGATCGAGCAGCGCGCCAGCGAGCAGCCGCAAGCCAAGCCCGAAGTCAAAAGCATCGGGCAGCAAGTCGTCGACAGCACGCAGTACAAGTCGCTGGTCGAAGGCGGCGCATCGAAGGCGCGCATTGAGGTGAAGAACACCGTCACCACCACAACGACTGATGCGCGCGTGCTCGGCATCGATCATCGTCCCGGCATCGTGCCGGGCAGCTATCAGCGTTTGCTGATCGAGAACCTGTTGCCGGCCACCACGACCGGCAGCGGCCTAATCGAGTTCGTCAAGGAGAAAACCTGGACCAATAACGCCGCAGAAGTGGCGGAAGCCGCGCAGAAGCCCGAATCGGCCATCACCTTCGATTTGGCGCAAATGCCGGTCACCACCGTGGCGCATTGGATCAAAATCACGCGGCAACTCTCGCGCGATGCCGCAGCGCTGGTGGCGTACATCAACCAGCGCATGATCTACGGCGTCAACTTGCGTGTGGACAGCCAGTTGCTCAACGGCAACGGCACCGCGCCCAACCTGTCGGGTTTGCTCAAGAGCGGCAACTTCACTCCGCACGGCTACACCGCAGCCGCGCTGGGTGGCGGTGCTACCGCGCTGGATTTGATCCAACGGGTCATGATCGATTGCATGTCGTCTGGCTATATGCCTAACGCCATCATCCTCAACCCGGCGGACTGGGGCGGCGTCATGCGCTTGAAAGACTCTACCGGCTTGTACGTGCTGGGCAATCCGACGCTGGGCATCGGCACCCCGATCTGGGGGCTGACCCCGGTGGTCTCGGTCAATATGCCGGCTGATACGTTCCTGGTGGGTGCTTTCGACATCGCCGCGATGGTCTACAACCGCGAGGGCGTCACGGTGGAAATGAGCGAGCACGATCAAGACAATTTCCAAAAGAACTTGATCACCATTCGTGCCGAGCGCCGTTTGGCGTTGACGGTGGAAATCCCTGCCGCTATCCGCGGCGGTGATTTGACGCCGGCTTAAGTAACCGACTCGGGGCCGCCCGGTGCAGATGGAGATCGGGCGGCCCCTACTTGGGAGATGCAACGATGGCTTTGAAGTGGATTGACGGCAAATTGGTCGAGGTACCCGATGCGGCGAAGGCACCTGCAAAAGCGCCCCCCGCAGAAGTGCCCGCTGCACCGCCTGCGCCGGTAGAGGATGCGGCCGAGTCCAGCGCAGAGGCAAAACGCAAACCGCGCAAGAGCTAGATGCTGATACGCAACGTCAAACCGCCGGAAGAGTTCGCCGTGTCTCTAGCCACGGCGAAGCTGCACATCCGCGTGACAGAGCCCGAGGAAGACGAGCTCATCAACATTTGGATCGCCGCCGCGCACAAGCACTGCGAGCAATACTTGCGCCGCTCGCTGGCGCCGCAGAGCTGGGCGATGTACATGGACGGCTTCCCTTGCAAACGCATCTATTTGCCGCATGGGCCGGTTACATCGGTGAGCTCCGTTGCCTATCGCGACGCCAACGGCGCGGTGCAGACGGTGACGAACACCGACTACCGCTTGCAGCAGAACGACGAGATCGACATCCTGCAGCCAGCGGCGAATTTTAGCTGGCCGGTGCCGCAAGCCGATCAGCCGGACAGCGTGAGCATCACCTACAAGGCCGGCAAGGCTGCCGATTTGGTTGAACCGCAGATCAAAGCCGCGATCTTGCTGCTGGTGGGCGACATGCACGAGCACCGCGAAGCGCAAACCGAGGGGCTGTTGCAAGAGAACAAGGCGGTGCTGGCGTTGCTGCACCCGTTTCGCAACTACAACGAGCAGTACATCAAGCAAGAC